GAATAAAACAGAGTGCAGGGCGGAAGGTGAACAAAAGACGGGGAAGGTGAACAAAAGACGGGGTAAATTTTCGACACTTGCAGAAACAGGTACTGTTTCAAGAGCTAAATAGTTTCTGATTCTGAAAGATCCTTCAAAGAGGCGATCAGAAGAGCATACGCTATTTAGGACAACAGGTTTGAATAGGAAGAACACTAAGAACAGGTTTGAATAGGAAGAACACTAAGAACATATAGGAAACAAGATATTTTATTTCAGGAAGAGAGTATTTCACAGACTTGAAACTTGAAACTTGTTGAAAACTTGTTGAGAAATCGAGATTCAAGTGACTTATATAGGGAAGGAAGGAGGATGGACTAATAATTGAGCGGGTGAGCATTGGTCCCCATCGTCCTCAATTATTGTGCTTTCCTTCTTATCCCTATCCTACTTTAATCAATCAGATCCTTTATCACATGGGTCTGACTGAATACAAACAACAAAGTGACCTTCCTTGGCCGACAAAGAAAAAGTTAAATAATGGCCGACAATGGCCTAAAACGTGCATAAAGTAAAAGTGGCCAACATGGCCTACAATCCTTTTTAAAAGTAAATTGATAATTGATTCCCTGGTCCTGCTGTGACAGTGATTAGTAGACGCCTCTTGTCCCCATGCTCGTTACCCCTTCAGACACGTTCATAGGTAGGCTCCCAGTAAAGCGAACTACATGCCTATGATCCGGTGGTCATCATTGTTGAGGGTCAAACATGGTTACCAATCTTCACAGCCATCCGCCTCTGTTACGGATAAAACCAAAGATCAAAAGTGGCACTACTCCTTTAGTACAGATGGGCATATTGAGTAGACTTGTCCAGTGCCAGGTACAAATCATGCTTTGCCCGCTTTATTTCCCTTATCTCTTCCACCCTGAGTGGTAATACGTCTCCCCACGCGTTATCATTAGTGGCCAGCTGTCTGGTTGCTTCTCTTCTGATGGAAAGTATCCCTTCGTATTCAGATAAGGCTGATTCCACTGCTGCCTTGGCTCTTTCCTTTGCTCTTTTCTGGATTTCAGTGAATCTTCTTCTGTTGGACAAATCCTCTGACATAGTGATAGGCTTTGATGGCTTGAGTAACTCCCATAGTTCTTGAGTAGTACTGAAACCAGGGTCTGCGTCATTTGCTGAGCTTCCTTGGTTGGCTTCTGAACTACTTCCTGTATCACTTCTTCTAGCTGACATAGCTTGCTATCCTCCTCTGGTTCTCCTCGTGAAACTAATAATAAGACTAACCTTGATAAGTGATCAGCCAAATTATTCAGTTTTCCCGTGATATGCTCAATGTTAACCTCCACACCTGTGCCAGTGAGGAAATCAACGAACTTTAACCAACGAACACGAGAGGGTTTGTTTTGGGCAGATTTGTTGTAGAAGCTGATGATAGCTTGACAATCTGTTCTGAGAGTTATCTTCTTCTTGTCGAGGTAGTGGATCTTGAATGCTTCGAGGCTATTTATAGCAGCTTCGAGCTCTGCATCAATGGAGGATTTTAAATTTGCGAATTTGCCACTAGCGTACGCGCAAATCCTCTCATCTTTCTGTGGGTCCATCTCACTTGGTTTCCACTTACAGATTCCTCCCCATCCTTCCATGCATCCGTCCGTTTCGATTACGACATGGCATCTTTCTGGTGCCAGTTGTAAAGGGGGAAGATTTTGCACAATCTTCTTTATCTTCCGAATCAATTCCCAGTCGCTATCCTTCATACGCTTGTCCCCATGAGGACTTGTCTTTTCATAAAGAGGACCTAACAGGGGTCCCATATTTGGTATGAAAGAACGCGCATAATTCAGTACTCCGAGCCAGCTGCGTAAGCCCTTCTTATCTGCAAACTGTTTTTGGTCAAAGTCGACGATTTTTGAAATTATGTTGGGCTGAAGTTGTATTCGGCCCCTGTCGATGATGACTCCCAAAAACTCAATAGTTGGGCTGGCTACTTTCATCTTAGTTGGGCTAAGAACAAGCCCATTCTTCTGAATTATCTGGATTAATTTCTCCAAGTGCTTGGCATGTTCTTCGATGGACCTTGAGAAGACCAAAATATCGTCTATGTAGACTGCAATGAAGTCTTCTGTTCCTTTGAAGCAGAAATCCATCTTCCTTTGAAAAATGGCTGGGGCGTTTTTGAGTCCAAATGGCATGACAAGCCATTCATATAATTCTGATGGAGCTGTAAACGCCGTCCATTCTATTGATTCTTCGTCCATTAAGATCTGATGAAAACCGCTCTTTAAATCAAATTTAGAGAATACCTTGGCTTCACCGATCTTTTTCAGAATAGTGTTTATACCGGGTAGTGAGTATTGATCCTTATGAGTGTTGTCATTCAGGCTCCGATAATTGAACACCATCCTTTCCTTTCCTTTTACCTCCTTTCCATCTTTGTCAATTGAAGTACCAGATGCTACAATCATAGCCATGGTCCTATGCCGACTTTTGCTGGGCCTAATGACTTGTAAGTCCAGCAACTCCTTGATGTGCTTTTGAAAAGACTGAATCATAGCAGGAGTGACATGTTTTAGCGGCTTATCCTGGATCGTCAGGCTTGGATTTATGATATCCAACTTGCATTTGATCCCATTCTTAGCCCAGTGCTGTAGCGGATTTAAGCCCACGAAACCTTCTTTAGCAAGTGACTCCAGTATCCCTCCAAACTTCATCCTGAAGGCTTCCAGTGTTTTACCTTCATTATAGTGGACCATCTCCTTGATGAGAAAGTACTCCTCTGTGACTTCGTTTAGCTGAATTATCTCAGTACTTTGGCTGGTTTCAATTGTGGTGACGTTCTTATAGAAGGTAATGGTGTTACCTTCTATTCTTAAACCACCTTGCATGGATCTGATGAAGTTACACCCAATCAAAAGTTGGATCCCATCCTGTTGATTCATGTCCAACGCATAGATTAATGGGATTCTGAATCTGTTTTCCCCAATCTTCATCTCTCCATTCTTAATTCTCTTGCATGCGTCCTGTTGCGAATTTACTCCTTTAAAATTCACCTTGTAATTCAACTGTTCCAATGCCTCCTTGGGAATTGCCTGAAGATTACAGCAACATGAAGTCGCTCCTGTATCCAATATTCCATTGAGGTTGAACAGTGCTACTCCTGGAACATTAAATTCGACTCTAAGGTTATAGAGCCTGTTGATTATCTTCCTAGGGCCTCTTTCCTGAATTTTGAAGGCCTCCTCCAGTAGCTTCATAGATTCTTGTGGTTCCTCCATTGAGATTCCCTTTCCTTTTCTGGCCTTTTCCTGTTGAAGGAACTCCTCAAAGGCCTCATAGAATTGGACCGGGTCTTCTTTTTGGGCTTTATCTTTCCAGTAGGCCACTTCTTCCTTTAATCTATCTACTTCTCCTTGTAGATAATCAACATGTATCAACAGTTCCTGCAGTAGTTTCTCTCTAGGCTGGTAACTTCTTCGATCAACAGGTTCAGGTTTGATCTTTTCCTTTAAGTAAAAGGATGAACACATTGGGCACGCCGTTAGCTTGCATAATGGGCAGTGAATTCTCATCCTTTTGTTGGTCTCAATCTTGCAGAAGAAGCATCTTATATACTTTGCTTCCAGAATCTCTTCATTCTTCTGCCATGGGTGCTTACAGTCTGCTTGCTCTTGTGACACCATGACCAAGGGTCGCCATCCACCCTCAGTACCTAACATCATTAATGCAGACTCCGTAGACTTTACCTCCAATGACAGTTCTCCTTCTGACATACTGAAGATTCCATCCGAATCTTCTTCATTTAAATCAACAGAAATCACATCCCAGTCATCAGGTAAGTCTAGATTGTCGAGTGTAGCTTTACGAATCATGTTGCCATTAGTGCTCCTACACTCCCGAGCAAAATGGCCCTCTCGCCCGCATATATAACATTTACACTTCCGAACAGCTTGGGCTCTGGCTGGCTTGTTGGGCTTTTTCTTAAAGGCCCGAATGTGAGTGTCATGTGGCTTCCCCTTGTAAGTCTTGGCTTTTCTAAGCCCAAATTTGTAAGGCTTATTGTAGTAGCCTGGGATAGGTACCTCTTTACAGAACGATAGGTCCTTCAACTCCCTCTGAAAGTGGGCTTCTTTACAGCATTCCGCCAAGTATTGGTAGGCAAAGTGTATTTTTGGCATTACTGCCACATCTACTCCAGGATGCTTGCGTTGCCATTCCTTCTCCATTTTCTCCCCAATAACCGGTGGCATCTTTTGATACAGCTTCGTGGTTAAATCAGCCGATACAAACATCCGTCCAGATTTTGCCGCCAATATTTTGAACTGATTTAAGTACTGAAATATATCAGCACTCTTTTCACACGTGAGCCTCTCCAAGTCTTTGAAGGCTCTGTCTTGTTCAACAGTGGATCCCTGAGCAGGATCTTCTAACAGGAAGACTCTCCGAATTTGGGATAAAACATTCTGAGAATCATCCGCAATATTAATCAGCTGCTCGTACTCATCAGTGTAGTACATTCGCCATTGAATCCACGTTTTCTTCTCTGTCTCTCCTAACAGGTTCTCAATGAACTGGACCTTTGACTTGTTGTTTTCAAAAGTTCGTTCATTCAAGGTGTTTATGGTCACTGTCTCCCACCTGGAGATAACATCCTCATATAGCCCGATATTGTCAGGTAAGACTAACAATGCTCCATCTTTTATCTGGGCTGAAGGTAAGGTCCATTGTTGGTTATTCCAGGCCCTGAACCTTGGGGGCCTAACTCCTTGTCCAATTTGTATTGACGGGCCAGCATCATCTCTTCTTATTGCTGTAGCTGGTGGGTAACTTGCGGGACCCATTATAGGCTCAGTTGGTAGCCTGTATGGCGTTCTTGCAGAAGTGGCCCCTGAACTTCCAGTTCCTTCCATCAGGGCCCATTCTTTTAAGGTCTTCTGAAGTTTTGGGTAGTCCGTCTCCTGGTTTTCAGGTTCAGATTCTCCTGAATTCGGGTTTTTTGGACTATCTTCCCCACCACGCTCTGCTGCAAATGGGTTGGCCCATTCAATATTGAACTCTGATGACCCTTCAGTAGGTACATCATCAAAAATTGGTCGTCCACCATCATTAGGTTCTTCGTCAAAAATTGGTGGCCCATGAAATGCTTTGAATCCAAAGGCTTCATACATAGCCCAAGGATCCTCTTCTTTCACAGTTGTTTCTTCCTCAGTCATCATGGCTGCAAGTTCTTCCTCGTCTGAATAGGTCTCCCTATCTGCCTCATCAACCTGAATTGGTTCAGGCTGTCTCTGCGAAGTATATCTTTTAAAGGATACCGAGACATCTCCATTTAGTCTGTTTCTGAAGGAAACCGTTCGAGGAACTCGGACTGAGTTGTTCTGCTTCTGGGAGGGTCTAATGTGCCAAGGAAGTCCTTCTAACTCCCTTATACTCCTTGGCTGGCCTTGTATCACCTGGATACCATTTGATTGCAAGTAATCCGTAACATTCTGGACTTTATACTGGAACCCGGCATAACTTGTATTTGTTAACCTTCCAATTAAGGATCTGGTAACTAGAAGGTTGCTTTCTCCATCTTGCCAATTTTCGTACCCATGAGTTTGAATTACCAGCTCAAAGTGGTCTCTGAAATCATGAATACTCAACATCATATCTGGCACCATATATACTAACTGCGTGCCTGTTGACAAGTCCACCTCCATGGTTCCAATGATCCCATTATCATCAGTCCATCTGGTATCCCTTAACACAATTAATGCGTTAACTCCCGCGTTTCGCCTATGAAGGGCATATATTCTTACAAATATAATACCCAAGTGAATGTGCTGCAGACCAGACTCCCTGAGTCTCTGATAGCTTTGATCATTTATAAAGGGAATTTCCCTTTGTTCGTCTCCTGTTACCAACATCCGTTCTTCTGAATAATGCTGGTAGACCTGGTGCTGTACAGTTTGGTTATCCCCTCTGTTATACAATACTTCCGCTGGGACTTGATCTGCTCTCCTTTGTTGTGAGATTCGGATCTGCTCTTCTGGATTAAGGTAGGACTCCATGGTTCTGTTGAACCTTCTACCAGTCAATCTACCAAATCTCCTTTGTAGGTTGTATCTTCTTCTTTGACTGGTCCTATAGTCCCGAATCTGATCCTCCTGGTTAGCTACTCCTGAGGCTGAAATTGAGGCCTCGGGTGCCCTGACTGGATCTAAGACCGTCTCTGTCCTGCTCATCTTTTGGCCTTTTCTTTTTCTTCTTTTAAGATTTGCAGGGGGTCTTTGAATACGTACAGTTTGCCTTTTGTCTCCGTAATCACTGGCTCCTTTCCTGTACTTCTGAGTTTGAGATTTCTCAGTTGGTCAGTAATTTCGTCTAGAGCTTCTTCTAGTCCTGCACTAGATGATTCTACAATAGGTAGCTCTTTTTCTGTAATTCTTTCTGCAACCACTGTTAGTAAAGCAATAATCAAGTTGTTCTGCTTGACTATTGTTGCCAAATTTGATGCTGTCCCTTCTGAGGCTTTGGCAAAGCCGACTGCTGGTGGATCAACCTCGTCAGATGCTAAGATAGCGTCTTTATAGGATTTTGTAGCAATGATCCTAGATGAGGATGACGAGCCACTCATGAAATTAGTAAAGTTTGGACCTTTGTTACTAACTCTCTGACTTCTTTGATCTCCTTTTTAAGCTCCTCAGTTATCTGTAAGGCTTGTTCTTCCACAGCCTTTGGTTGTTTGGCTATTTCTATAACAAGTTTCTTAACTTCAGCTGAGGTTAGGGGTCTGTGTTCCTGAAATTCTGACTCTAACAAAGAAAGACTGGCTGAGTGTTTAGTAAGAATTGACTCTATAAGAACTGACTTTTCAAGGATAAGCTTATAATTTTTAAGACTGACTCTTGACAATAGATTAATCCGGTCGTAGATGACTCCCAGATTATTTGCTAATTGACTTAACTTAGGCTTAGGTGTTTCAGCTAAATCCAGGTACTGTAGATTTCTTGTAGGTGCACTCGCATACCATTCCCTAATAGACTCTTCAAATCTTTCTGACATCAATCAAACGGATCATGTAAGGGTTTTCCCTCTCAACGACTCTCTTGGTCTCCTAGGTACTTGCCTTACCCTTTTTCCAGACTTAATGAAAGAAAGATCTTAAACAAATCTTTTCAAGAATAGGAACGTGTGCTTAGCTTTTAGTCAAACAGCATAAACACATAAACCTATGCTCTGATACCA